AAACAATTGCTATGAGGAACAAATTAAGACGAATGTCAGCTATTGTATATTGCCTTCAACAAAGGCCGTACACAATTGCAAGACTGCACACCAGGATAAATCATATTCTATCCGATAATTATAGTCAGTCATCCATTGAGAAAGATATCTTCATGCTCAGAGAAGAGTTTGATTGCCCTATTGAGAAATGTCCAGCTGGACTGGTGATCCTAGAGGACTATGACTTCATTGCTAAGCTCACAGAATGGGTGCAGCTGTATGAATAATCTGATTGCCGATTACATCAGCTCCTATTCTATATATATTTATTTTTTAAATAATGTGGTAAAAAACTTTTTTTTCAAAAAATGGCAAAATAAATCGGATTATCGGCTGTTGCTTGATTATCAAATAGTTACAAGCAAAATAAATCGGAAGTAAATCGGATGTTTAAAAATAAATCGGATGTTAAATAACATATGAATATTTGTTTTACATTTGCAATGTCCTATGCAGAGGATTTGAAGAACTTATTAAAGGCTCTTTTGGCGAGTAGTGCTGCATCACGAAAGCTGAAGGGGCCTTTTCATTTAACATACATTCTAGAAAGATGATTTCAATATACAAATCAGTACAGCAGACATTTGATAAGAACTACATCACTGTTGAAACTGCCATTGAAAGGATAAAAAATAGTAGGTACAGAGATCGTATTCTAAAAATGCGGACTTTAAGCAAGGATGAATATACCATTGAGAAAAACAAACTGCCAGTCTATAGATGGTCAGGAGTTTTTGAGTATGGCAATGATGCTGGAATAAAGACTCACAGCGGACTCATATGCTTAGACTTTGACAAGTATCCCAATGATGAGGTGATGGCAGATCATAGAGCAAAGTTATGTGCAGATCCTTACACGTACATCCTATTCACATCACCATCAGGCAAAGGATTGAAAGTAGTGGTGAAGATTACAGATGTAATTGAGAATCACAGAAAACACTTTCTATCTTTGAAGCAGCACTTTGATTCTGAGTATTGGGATAACAGTTCCATCAATATCTCAAGGAATTGCTTTGATTCCTATGATCCTGACATCTATGTCAACAATAACAGCCAAGTATATCTCAGTATTATTGAAGAGGTTGAGGATATTGATGTCACTTATGTGGCTACAATACCAATGAGGTCAACAAATAAGATTATTCAGAACATACAAAAATGGTTTGATTCAAAGTACCAGCTCTCAGAAGGCAATAGAAACAATAGCTTTTTTAACCTGGCATCAGCATTCAACAGATATGGCATCCAGCAAAGTGAATGTGAAACATATATTCTCAATAATTACATTGATGTACTGGGAAGGGATGAGCTGCTGCAATGCATAAAGTCAGGATATAGAGATAAGGGAGGATTTGGTACATCACAATTTGAGGACAAAGAGATTATCAACTATGTTAAAAATGAACTGAAGCAAGGTGAAAAGCCTAAGACAATAAAGTCAAAGCTCAAAGAATACTCAGACGATGAGGTTGAGATAATCATGGATAAGGCTGAAAGTGAATTGAAAAACTTTTGGAGGAAAAATGATAAGGGCCGAGTCACACTATCCCCTACTTTGTACAGAGATTTTTTAGCAGAGAATGGATTCTTTAAGTATCAGAATTCAGAGCTGTCATATCTGTTTGTCAAGGTTGAGAATAACTTTGTAAAAGAAATCAATGAAGATTTAATCAAAGACTTTGTACTGGATCATGTTGAGAAGCAAGGTGATCATGTAGTATTTGACTTCATGGCATCAGTCACTAAGTATTTTAAACGTGACTTTCTGAGCTACATGAAAGCAAAGGATGTAGACTTTATTAGAGATGTCAAAGATAAGGCCTATCTATTCTATAAAAATTGTCTAGTAGAGATCACAGCCAAGTCAGTAGAAGAGAAGCAATATGTTGACTTCATTCAGCATGTTTGGGATAAGCAAGTAATTGATAGAGTTTACAAAAAGTCTAGCAGCAAATGTGATTTTCAACAGTTTATTTTCAACATCAGCAAGACTCAAGATAGATATGATTCATTCAGATCTGTGATAGGTTACATGCTGCATACTTACAAGAATCCATATTACTCACCAGCCATTATCTTAAATGATGAAGATATATCTGACAATCCACAAGGAGGTACTGGAAAGGGAATAATCACTGAAGCACTGAGTAAGTTTAAAAATACATGCACCATCAACGGAAAAAACTTTGATCCATCTAAGGACTTTGCATTCCAGCGAGTAAGCCTTGATACTCAGATACTCATCTTTGATGATGTCAATGAAAACTTTGACTTTGAAAAGCTCTTCTCAATTGTCACGGATGGGATGCCAGTCAATAAGAAAAACAAGGATGAATTCTTTATTGAGAAGGATAGAACACCAAAGATTGCAATCCCAACAAACTATGTGTTGAAAGGTGAAGGGAATTCACATGAACGTAGAAAGTTTGAAATAGAGCTACACAATCACTATGACAAGACCTTCACACCATTTCATGACTTTGGCCGCAATCTATTCTATGATTGGGATGAGCAAGAGTGGAGCAAGTTTGACAACTTCATGATTGAATGCATCCAGTATTATTTAAAGAATGGCATTGTCAACTATGCATCAGTTAACCTGGATGAGAAGAGATTAATGTCTGAGATAGGTCATGATTTCTACAGCTGGATAAATGATAACATGAAATTCAATGAGAGAATGATTCTCAAGGATATGTTTGAGAAATTCTGTGATCAGTATCCTACTTACAGAAAGTTTAGTCAGAAGTATACATCAGGCAGAATCAGAAAGTATGGAGATTATCTTGTAAAGAAAGGTAAACTTACAAGAGTAGATGCTGGCAAACAGAATGGTTCCATTCCTTACATTGAATATGTGACTGAACAGAAGAAAGAATCTGAATGGGATAATTTACAAACAATTGAAAAAGCACCTTTTTAATATGAAGCAGACAGCGGTAGATTACTTAATACAACAATTGTTTACGGCACATGATGAAAATTTTGATTTTAACCCAATATTTGAAAAGGCTAAGCAAATGGAAAAAGAACAAATTGGAAAGGCATTTTTAAACGGTAGGATAAAAGAAATAGGTCAAGGGGTTTTATTTGACTTACAGCCATTAACTGAAACATTTAACGACTACTACAACGAAACTTTTAAATCAGAGTAATGAAACAAATATCAATCATCATGATCCTAGCTTGGTCCGCAATCTTTGCCCTATTCATCAGTAAATTGTCAGAGCAGAAGAAAGTAGTACCAGCTGAACAGCACAAATTTACATTTGTAAACGCAGAAGACTGGGCAAGGGATACAACTTTAGCACCAGGTAAAACATTAACACTAGATAGAATCTATGAACAAGGAAAATAAACAAAGACTCATTGATCTTGAGACATCACATCTCAAAGAGAAATATCCATCAATGCCTGAATTCGCACTGGCTAAGACTAAATGGGCCGACTCATCAGCTAATGCTCTGACCAAATCAGTGGTGTCATTCATCAACTTATCAGGCTATCAAGCTGAAAGAATAAATACTACTGGAATGTGGAGGCAAGGAGCCAAGCTGAAGGTAGGTGAGGGCACAAGACAGATGCCAGGGAAGTGGACCAAAGGAACCGGTACAAAGGGATCTGCTGACATATCAGCCACAATCAATGGCAGATCAGTGAAGATTGAGATTAAGTATGGCAAGGATAGACAGTCTGAAGCACAGATAAGATATCAAGAAATGATAGAGAAAGCTGGAGGAACATATCTAATAGTTAAGTCATTTGATGATTTTATTCAATGGTTTGATTTGTTTATATCATGCTGAAGATAACTAACGAGGATAATATGGAGCTGATGGCTAGGTATCCTGATAAGTATTTTGATTTGGCAATTGTTGATCCGCCTTATGGGATTAATGTTAATATGAATGCAGGTAGAAAAAAAGATACTAAATCAAAGAAACGAAGCATTAAAAAATGGGATAACGAAGCCCCAAATACAGAATACTTTAATGAGTTATTTAGAGTTTCAAAAAATCAAATTATTTGGGGTGCAAATTATTTTACTGAAAACTTACCTATTTCTATGGGTTGGATTTTTTGGGATAAATGCGTAGCTGAAGGATGTTCTTTTTCAGATGGTGAGTTGGCTTGGACTTCGCTTAATCAATCGCTAAAAAAAGCCGTTATTCCATACAGCGGTTTTATAGGAATGGAAGGAGAGAAATTTCACCCAACAACAAAACCTATTAAACTTTACAAATGGATTTTAGACAAATATGCAAAACAAGGCGACAAAATACTTGACACTCACTTAGGAAGCGGGAGTATTGCAATAGCTTGTCACGATTACGGATTTGAATTAACAGCTTGTGAACTTGACAAGGAGTACTTCGATAAAGCAATGCAAAGAATTAACAATCACACTGCTCAACAAAAACTATTCTAATTTTGTTTATCTCAAAATAATAATTATATTTGTTGAAATTTAATACCACAAATTATGGCAACAGTTAAAGAAAAGGAGAGTGCAGCTCCAGTACCTATGTACAAAAAACTGCATAACGCAAAGCTGGCAATTGGCAAGGTCCACAAGAATGCTCAGAGTCATCATTCAAGATACGCAGATCTCAATGCTGTACTAGATGCATGTGAGAATATCCTGATGGAAAATGGACTGATCATCATGCAGCCTATCATTGACCAAATGGTCTATACCAAGATCATTGATGTTGATTCAGGTGAGCATGTGGAATCAATGATGAAGCTACCGGATCTACAGAATCCCCAGCAGCTCGGATCGTGCATTTCTTATTATCGGAGGTACACTTTGACCAGTCTGATCTCGTTGGCCGCAACAGATGATGATGGCAAGGCAGCAGCGAAGGCAACAGAAGAGGAAAAGCCAGTAGTGAAACCTACATTGCCGGAAGAGAGATTCAAGAATGCACTCATCAAGATTGCAGCGAAGGAATACACTGTAGCAGAATTGAAAGAAAACTATTCACTTACTAAAGATCAGGAGGCAAGATTATGAAACCAATGGCAATAATGAGACTCGCAGAGTTTATGCAAGGTGAAGAATGGGCAGATCTAAGTGACTACCTAAAGACTCAATGGCTTATAAACTTCTACAAAGCATCAGAGCTTGAGATAACTACAGCCTTCATGAATGGCAAGTACAAGTCAGAAGAGTATAAAGATTCATCAGATTATTTTAATCAAACATTTGAGATATGAAATGGCATCCATCAAGCATAGGTAAGATCATGACAAATCCTAGAAACAAGTCAGAGGTCCTATCAGAAACAGCAAAAAGCTATATCAAGTCAATTGCAAAGCAAGACTTCTATGGCTACAATATTGAGCTGAATAACAAGTACATCATCAAGGGTATAGAGCAAGAGCAAGACAGCATCAAGCTATTGAATGATGTGAGATTCACAAGCTACAAAAAAAACAAGGTCAGACTAGAGACTGAATCAATGACTGGTGAATGTGATATCCTACTGGATGATCTAATCATAGATATCAAAACATCTTGGTCACTTGAAACATTCCCAGCTACAACTGAGGATGGTGATGAGTCACTTTACGAATGGCAAGGCAGAGCATATATGTATCTTTATGATAGGCCATCATTCGAGCTAATCTATTGCATGGTATCAACAGATCCAACTAATGACCTTGGACTGCTTACTCCATGGGATAACATGTCACTGCATAGAGTGGACCATATTGATCCAGCCAAACGTATCACTGTCATCAAATATGAACGTGACATTGAGCTTGAGCTGGCAATGCTGGAGAGACTCAGACATGCATCAGAGTTTTATGTGCAGTATATTAACAAGCTAAATAATAAGTGATGGAAGTAGTACAAGAGCATGTGTATGATATCAAGTCTGAATCAATGTATTGGAGGATTTATTTTACTCAAATATCTTTAATACCTTTGACAAATGAGGAATATCATGAGGTGTCTGCGAAGCTGGATCAAATCCTTGAGGACTTGGAGACTAGGCGAAAATTTATGGGTACTGGTAATTAATTTAATCTATAGAAACAAATAAGTATGGAACAGAAAATCAACAGTGGAGCAATCTTCAAGAATGACAAAAAGACTGCCGACAATCAGCCTGACTACAGAGGCAAGATCAATGTAGAAGGCAAGGAGCTTGAGATCTCACTATGGGTGAAGACAGCTCAATCAGGAGTTAAGTACATGAGTGCAGCAATCAAAGAGCCTTATGTGGCACCAGCTCCAGCACCAGCACCAGTATTGCAGAATACAAGTGATAAAATAAAGTCAGCAGCAGATGAGTTATTTGAAGATGACCTTCCCTTCTGATGTGAGCCTAAGTGATTGGATGAGAGGAGAGCTTCACAAGAGGCTCTCCAATCGTTACAAGCTGACTCATCTGTCAGAAGATAGTGATTTGAACTATGCACAGCTGTGGCGGTTTTGTAATAGCAAGCCAGTATCAGAACAATTTCTCAATGAGGTATTCAAATATTTAATAACTTCGGGATGTGTTTTGGAATAAAGAGGCATACAATATCGCTATCAAGATCACTGGAGGCTCAGAACTATACCGTGACCTTGTCTCAGATGTGTTCATCATACTCAGTAAGCTCGATATCCAAGATGCCGATCTTCCAAGAACATTTGCAAGGTATGCCTATAATCAGTGGAAATGGCCTGGCAGTGAATTCAACAAGAAATTCAATCCCCCAATACGTCTGCTCCCATTCGAGACAGATATTGCCTTCAAAGAGACAGAAGATGATGACCTATCAGAATATCAATGTTACCTTGATAGCTACATGCAGAAGTCTCCTGAAGATGATCAAGAGCTATTTTGTAAAGAACTAACTAAGATGCATCTGTATGGCATGACTTATAGAGATATCAAAGCAGAAACAAATCTGCCCCTCAGAGTCATACATGGTGCCATAAAACAATTTAAAAATGATTTATATTCTATTCATACTGGCGAGCCTAGGGATATCAAGAGCAAT